AAAAGTTTTTAACTAAGGAGGAGCTAGATGCTACTCAAGCAATGCACAACGAGTTTAACAAGCTAAAGATTCAGCTTGCTGACGTTGAGCTACAGAAGCATGGTCTATTGAAGCATATTGATATGCTAAGACTAGAGTTTCAGCAACATGAAAAAGGTCTAATGGACAAGTACGGTGAGGATGCTGTAATCAACCTTCAAACCGGAGAGGTCACAAAAAAATAAAGAAATGGGAAAGATTAGTACATACGCACAGGTTTCGAGTCCTTCATTGTCAGACAAGGTAATTGGTACTGATGTGGATAATATTAATGCCACAAAGAATTTTACTATTGGTCAAATTTTAAGTTTGTTGTCAGAAGCTATATTAACCTTGCCTATATACGAAACAAACGATTTAGCTTTACTTGGTGGACTTACAGAAGGTCAGTTATTTAGAGATACTCCGGGAGTTGTTCACATTGTATTTAATTAAATTAAATGGAAATCAGGAAGATATCGGTTGGCCCGGACTACAAGGGTGGAGCGATGCATTACATTGTTGGTCAGAAAGTACTAGGTGAAACGCAAGAGATTCATCTTATTAAGTACGATGACCATAAGCAATCAATTAAGATTTATATTGCCAATGATAAGAATGAGATTGTAATTTGGAAAGAGTTCAACAATACCATTCCTGTAGCCATTGAGTACAATATAAATATCTAATGCAATCACCGTTCTACTTTATCACAAAACCAATTAGCGGAAAGAGATACAACAACACCAAAGAGATTGGTGGTATCGACCTTATTATAAGCACCTCAGAGGAAGACCACAGGTTCTCAAACAGAGAGGCTGAGGTTATTGAGGTTCCCGTAGACTATAGTGGTCCAATTAAGATTGGAGATAAGCTATTAGTTCATCACAACGTATTCAAGTTCTATAACGATATGAAGGGTCGCCGCAAGAGCGGTAAGAGCTTCTTCAAGGAAGATATATTCCTGATTGATGACGAACAGTTCTTTATGTATCACAACGATACAGGATGGCACGCACACGATAGATACTGCTTTATTCAGCCTATCAAGCCTGAAGAGTCATTTATATATAAGCCAATTGAAGAGGAGCCGTTGATGGGTATTATGAGGTACCCTAACAAGGCTCTTTTAGATGCGGGAATAAAGGCAGGTGACAAGGTCTGCTTTAAGCCTGACAGTGAGTATGAATTTATTGTAGATGATGAGAAGCTATACCGGATGTATGACCATCAAATAACAATTAAGTTATGAGCCGAGAGAAAGATTTAAGACTCAACATTATTGAGGCAGGATATAGGGCCGTTGAGCAACTCATTAAGGTTGCTAAGGAAGATATCATTAAGCCTGACCCTGAGGATGATTTATCTGTGGATAAATTAAAAAATGCTGCAGCATCAAAACGATTGGCTATATTTGATGCATTCGAGATTCTAAATAAAATTGAAGCTGAAAAAGCTACGCTAGAGGAGGTAAAAGATGAGTCATCAAAACTTGATAGCAAGCAAGGGTGGGCTGAGCGAAGAGCTAAATAGCCTATGTATTGTCGTTAGTGACTACATTCCAAAGAGCGTTGTTTCTACAAAAAACAGAAACAGGACTTGGCAGTATGGTTATAATGACCAATACGATATTGTAGTTATATCAAAGACGGGACAGATTGGAGATATTGTTAAGATATCAGGACTTCATATTGCACTTCCACTAGTCCCCAAGGAGTGTCTTCAAAGACACTCTAAACCATCTGAACAGCATTGGGAAAGAAAAGAACTACCTATTCAGCTAGGTAGAATACAATCAATATTTCAGTGGCATGAGATGCCTAAGGAGTTTAAGGCTAAGTATGTAGACTACATAGAGGAAGAGTTTGACCGAAGGGAGAATGGGCATTGGTTTATGAATAACGGTAAGCCATCGTATATTACAGGCGCCCACTACATGTACCTTCAGTGGTCTAAGATTGATGTTGGTTATCCTGACTTTCGTGAGGCAAACAGAATCCTATTTATATTTTGGGAGGCATGCAAGGCAGACCCAAGAAGCTTCGGCATGGTGTACCTTAAGATACGCCGCTCAGGATTCTCATTTATGTCATCGTCTGAGTGTGTCAACATAGGTACTCTTGCAAAAGATGCAAGGGTTGGGATACTATCTAAGACGGGTGCGGATGCTAAAAAGATGTTTACGGACAAGGTTGTGCCTATCAATAGTAACCTGCCTTTCTTTTTCAAGCCTGTTATGGACGGTATGGATAAACCAAAGACAGAGCTTGCATACCGGGTTCCTGCATCAAAGATTACTAAGAAGAATATGTCAGATATTGACAGCAATGAGATAGATGGCCTTGACACAACAATAGATTGGAAGAATACAGACGACAACAGCTATGATGGTGAGAAACTTCTTTTCTTGGCTCATGACGAGAGCGGTAAGTGGATTAAGCCAAACAATATCCTAAACAATTGGCGTGTAACTAAGACATGTCTACGTCTAGGTTCAAAGGTAATTGGTAAGTGTATGATGGGTTCTACATCCAACGCACTTGCTAAGGGTGGTCAGAACTTCAAGGACCTGTACGAGGATTCTAAGATATCTACCCGAAATGCTAATGGTCAGACCAAGTCAGGACTCTATGCATTATTTATTCCTATGGAGTGGAATATGGAAGGCTTTATTGATATATATGGCATGCCTGTACTACGTAAACCTAGCAATCCTGTAAGAGGTATTGACGGGAATTGGATAATGAATGGTGCTATTGACTATTGGGAGGCTGAAGTCGAATCACTTAAGAACGACCCCGATGCACTTAATGAATACTATCGTCAGTTCCCGCGCACTGAGTCACATGCTTTCCGTGATGAATCAAAGGCAGCGCTGTTCAATCTTACTAAGATATACCAACAGATTGATTATAATGATACCATTATAAGAGAACACTACATAACTAGAGGTTCATTCAGTTGGAAGGATGGGATAAAAGATTCTCAGGTTATATTTACTCCTGATAAGAGAGGTAGGTTTTTAGTTTCATGGACTCCCAAGAAGCAACTTCAGAATAATGTATACGATAAGCACGGTATTAAACATCCCGGTAATGACCACATGGGGGCATTTGGATGTGACTCCTATGACATCTCAGGAGTTGTTGTAGGTAGAGGTTCAAATGGCGCTCTACACGGTCTGACCAAATTTCATATGGATGACGGCCCTGTAAATGAGTTCTTCTTAGAGTATGTCGCTAGACCTCAGACAGCAGAGATATTTTTTGAAGAGGTATTGATGGCGTGTGTATTTTACGGTATGCCTATCTTGATTGAAAACAACAAACCTCGATTGCTATATCACTTTAAGAACAGGGGGTACCGTGGGTTCTGCATCAACCGACCCGATAAAGTTTACGCTAAGCTATCTAAGACTGAACGCGAGTTAGGTGGTATACCAAACTCATCGGAGGATGTTAAGCAGGCGCATGCCGCTGCAGTTGAGTCTTATATTGAGAAGCACATAGGTATTCAGGAGGATGGGGAGATGGGTACAATGCCGTTTACTAGAACGCTTGAAGATTGGGCTAAGTTTGATATTAGTGACAGGACTATGTTTGATGCCACAATTAGCTCAGGATTGGCTATCATGGCCTGTCAGAAGCACTTATATCAGCCCGAGCTAAAAGAGTCAAAAATAAGCGTTAAATTTGCTACATATAATAATAAAGGAAATATTAGCTCCTTAAATTCATGAAAGAAGTAATTGTAAACATATCATCTACGTCATTCCCGAGTCAATTTGCGACTGACGCAGAGAAAGAAACCCTTGAGTTTGGTCTCCAAGTTGGACAGGCCATCCAATATGAGTGGTTTAGAAAGGATGGTAATCAATGTAGATACTACAGCCAATGGCGTGATTTTCACCGCCTGCGTTTATATGCGCGTGGCGAGCAGCCTATTCAGAAATATAAGAACGAACTTGCTGTAGACGGAGACCTTTCGCATATTAATCTAGATTGGACACCTGTTCCTATCATACCTAAGTTCACTGATATTGTTGTCAATGGAATGTCAGACCGTCTATTTAAGGTTAAGGCATATGCTCAGGATGCGATGTCTCAGGCAAAGAGAAGTAAGTATCAGGATATGATTGAGGGTCAGATGGTTGCTAAAGACCTTCTTACAAGTATTCAAGATAATACAGGTGTTGACCCGTTTGTAATGAAGCCCGATGAGCTTCCAAATAGCGATGAAGAGCTATCATTGTATATGAACCTCAACTATAAGCCTGCTATTGAGATTGCAGAAGAGGAGGCCATAAACACAATACTTGAAGAGAACAGGTACTATGATATTCGTAAGCAGTGTGACTATGACCTAATGGTTCTTGGTATTGCTGTTGAGAAGCATGAGTTCCTTCCCGGTGCAGGTGTTCAGATTTCGTATGTAGACCCTGCAAATATTGTGTATAGCTATACTGAAGACCCTTACTTCCGTGACTGTTTTTATTGGGGAGAGATTAAAACATTGCCTATTACAGAACTCTATAAGATTGACCAATCACTCACGCGTGAGGACTTGGAAAAGATTTCAAAATACAGCCAAAGTTGGTATGATTACTATAATGTAGCTCAGTTTTATGAAAACAATATTTTTTCGCGTGATACGTGTACTCTTTTATACTTTAATTATAAGACTACTAAGAAAATTGTTTACAAGAAGAAAATTCTTGATAATGGAAATTCTAGAATGATTGAAAAAGACGAGAACTTCAACCCTCCTACGGAGATGATGGAAGAAGGTCGTTTTGAAAAAGTAGAGAAGACAATTGACGTTTGGTACGATGGTATTATGGTAATGGGTACTAATATCCTACTTAAGTGGGAATTGGCTCACAACATGGTGAGACCAAAGTCTGCTACTCAGCATGCTTTACCAAACTATGTAGCAGTTGCACCACGTATGTACAAAGGTGTTATTGAATCAATGGTTCGCAGAATGATACCATTCGCTGACCTCATACAATTGACACACTTAAAGCTTCAGCAAGTTATATCTCGTGTTGTGCCTGATGGTGTCTTCATTGATGCTGATGGTATTAACGAGGTTGACTTAGGTACAGGTAACGCATACAACCCTGAGGATGCTCTTAGGCTCTACTTCCAAACAGGTAGTGTTATTGGTCGTTCATATACACAAGACGGTGACTTCAATAATGCTCGCGTTCCAATCCAAGAGTTAAATAGTAACTCAGGTGCTGCTAAGACTCAGATGCTTATTGCCAACTACAATCACTACCTAGATATGATTCGTGCGGTAACAGGTCTTAATGAGGCTAGAGATGGCTCTGACCCTGACCCTCGTGCACTGATTGGTGTACAGAAGCTTGCAGCGCTTAATTCAAATACAGCTACACGTCATATCCTTGATGGAAGCCTATATATGTTTAAGTCTATTGCTGAGGCCCTTACATACAGGGTTGCAGATATTCTAGAGTATGCTGACTTTAGAGATGACTTTGCTAATAAGATTGGTAAATACAATGTATCTATTTTAGATGAAATTAAAGAC